TACTGAGTCGTCATCATGAAGAATATCTTCCAGTGGCGCCCATTCATAAAGAGCTGGCGGATCACCGTGTCGCGCATGAAGCTCCGGTCGTACATGCAGTCGTCCATAAGGATGAACACGGGGGTGGCCTTGCCCGCCGCCACGTTCCGCTTTTGACGCTCTATGATCTTTTCGATGGCGTCACGGTTATAGTCACCATAGACAAAGAGGTCGGGTATGAACTGCTTGTAGTGGCCGTTGCCCTCCTCCGTGCCTGACATGGCGATGCCCGACGGGATCCCGCGCTTGTGCCACAAGATGTCCGTCACGAGCGTCGACTTGCCCGTGCCACGCTTGCCGATGAATACGCAAACCTTGTCGTCGGCCATTTTGCTCGGATCGAACTTTTTCAGTTGGATATTCATTCCTGGGAGTATCTGTGAAATTCAGGGGGGCGAAGGAGCGCACGAGACCGAGGGAGGGCCGAAGGCCCTCTGTCGTGATCCCAGGGGAATTAATTGCTACGCAATTAGTAGGAATGTCCGCAGGGGCTGTACAGCTCGCGGCCATCGGACAACAAGACGCGTACCTCACGGGCATGCCGGCCGTGTCGTACTTCTCGGCCGTCTACAGGCGACACACCCCATTCAGTCTGCAGGCGTTCAATATCCCTTTTCAGGGTCAGCGGATTCAATGGGGTGCTCAATCCGTCTGTAGAATTCCCTACAAAGGAGATCTCGTACGAGGAGCGACCCTGGCCGTCACCTTGCCCGCCCTCGCCCCAACCTCGACCGACTTTTCTTGGCCCGTCTCCATCAACCTTCAGAGACCCATCCCCTTTCTTTTCGTGAATGGTGACTTTACGACGGCCCTTCAGGTGAACATCGGCGTGCTCGACACGTACGCCATATCCACCGCCCTAGGACCCACCGGTTGGCTCAGCCAGTCGGCGCTGGACCCTTACGTCAGCTACAGCACAACCACATCTAAATTCACCTTCAATTGTTCAAACGTCACCGTGAATGTGGCCGACGCCACAACCATAGGCGTCTTTTGGGGTCTGGATCCCCACAACTTCACGAGTCAGCCCACATCCAATACCCTCCAGTGGGACGTGAGCCCTGGGTCGACTCACGGCTCCTCGGCCGATTTTACTTGGGCTCAGTCTGGCTGGGTCCCCACCTCCGTCGCCACGTCCCAAAACCTCACAGACTCGCTGGTCACAAACGTCGCAAGCGCCGTGACCCTCACTTCCGTGACGCCCACATCGCCCGGCTACTACGCCCAGTTCATCAACTTGGGACTCTGGCCGACTCCACTCGGCAACACCCCCATCATATCATACACGCCCGGGGGGTGCTTCAAGTTTGGCGCGGTCGGCACGTACATCATCGCCGTGACGCTCAACGTATCGGGGCCCGTCTCGCGTATAGGCGTGGGACACTGGGGTCAGGACGGCCACCCGGCCGGCACGTGGGTCACCGGGACCCCCGGACCTGGACAGTGGGCATGGAACGACTACATTTACTCATGGCTCGTCATGGCGACGCCCCTGACACCCCTCGCCATCCTACCCGTCAACGTCACTGATGTGTCCCAGTATTACTACCTAGACGTCGAGGCCCCGAGCGCCACCCCACTGACCATAGGCGACGGTACCCTCGGCACCGAAATTCACGTGACGGACGTCAATCAATACTGGACCCTGGGTTCGAACCAGTCCCTCGTCAACAAGACTGTGAACCTGGGCCTCAATTGGACACAGACGGGCTTCTTCCCTCAGCTCGCGCCCGTCCCGGCCAGTAACACCTTCACGTTCCTCACGACCGGCGTTTACAACATCCGCGGGACCCTTTCAACCACCGGTGCCAACGTCTTTTCAGTGACGCTCAGCAACGCCGTCGTCTCGAACGTCATCACGTGGAACACGACCCAGACGCGCAGCCCGACCATCAACTTCACCTTGCCTGTCCACGTCACGAATACGACCGACCGGTACCGCATAAGCCTCACGACCGACTCTGGCTCGCCCGTCCTGGCCACCGGCCCCACGTGGTTCGTCGTTGAGCAAATTGGCGTGCCGACCGGCACCACCACCCAGCCAAACAGTTTTAAAAAGAACGGCCTGCTTTTTGTCGGTAACGTGTTTTCACAGGTCGCCCAGTCCACCACCCCTTTGACGACCCCAATCAGTTTCTCACGGACCCTTTTTCCCCGAGGCACCTCTAGACACATTAGCGTCACGCCCGGGGGTAACATTCAATTCTCAAATGTGGGCTCGTACAGGTTTCAGGCGTACTTCGAGACGGCCAACGCCTACGTGACCAACCTGGCCCTCTTTCAGTCCACGAGCGACACACGGCCTGTCAACCCTATTTACCAAGTCTCGAGCCCCTTGAGCATCGGTACAGTCGGGCCCTACACCATAGATGTCGTGGCCCAGTGCAGCAACGTGTCCAGTGTCTTTTTCCTCGACGTGACCACCATCAGCCCTGGCGGCGCCTCGAACGTCACGGCCAACGCCTTCGTCACGGTGGTTGGCCTCACGGCGCCGACACCCAACACCTATGAATATGTGGACTCGGTCGGGACCTACATGATCGAAAGCGCCGAGCTCCGCATAGGTGGTCAGCTCATCCAGACTCTGACCGGTGAAGCCATCGAAATATACAACGATCTTACGGTCTCACAGGAGAACCAGCCCGGCCTCAAGCTCTTGACCGGCAAGCTCGACACGACCCAGTCGACCCAAGATCGCACGTACTACGTGAATTTGCCTTTTTTCTTTTACGGAAATTCTGAACTGTCCGTGCCCGTGTGCTCGCTGGCCCGCCAGGACATGGAAATTTACTTTAAATTTCGAAACTTTAATTCTTTGATCTTGACTTCGAGTCAGGTGACGCAGTCGACCGTGGACGCGTCCGTGATCGTCGAATACGCCTACCTGTCCAACCCCGAGGTTAACTGGATGAACAGCCATGTTCTCGATTACATCATACTTCAGACACAGTACAAGTCGTATAACCTCGGTGAGAGCACGGTCGTTGACATCGAGTTCCAAGGCCCCGTCCGTGAGATTGCGTTTGTTATCCAGGACTCGTCAGCTCCGCCCTATTCCTATGTCGTAGACCAGGGTATAGGTCTCAGCCTGACCTTCAACGGCGAGGACTTTTTGGACCAGGGTACGGCCGACTTTCACTTTATGCACCTCGTGGCGCCACTCGAGCGGCACACGCGCCAGCCCGACCGGGTCGTCTACCTCGTGCCGTTCGCCCGCCGGCCTCAAGACCCCCGCCCATCGGGTTCCATCAACATGAGCAGAATCAAACAAAAGAAATTTCAAGTTTTCCTTCCCGGGACGACTTCGCTCGCGACCAAGCAACTCAGGGTCCTGGCCACGTCGTACAATATCCTTCGGGTATCGGACGGGCTTGCGGGTCTTTTGTACGAGTAAATCATCCGAGGGCCTGTAGGGCCCTCAGTACGGAGGGTGTGGAATTACAGAACTTTTAGTCCTAAAAAGGTCCGTAGAGGGCCGCTACGCGGCCGCGGGCCCCTCATTTTTTTAGGTCTAAAAGGTAGGGAATGGCCGGGCGCCAAGTTCTCGCCCAGCTCGGGCGGAACGACGTCATCCTTTCGGGCCAGCCAGACATTACATTTTTCAAAGAGGAATACAGGGCCCAGGGGCTTTTTGCGAGCCGTGTCATCGACGTGCAGTTCGAGAGCCTGCCAGCCTTTGGCTCGGACGTGACGGTCGACCTGCCCCTGAACGGCGACCTCATCACGAGCATGTACGCGCGGTTCGACATCGCCCCACCCCCGGGCACCTCCTTTTACGACTCGGCCGGGGCCCTCATGATCGAGCGTGTGGAGCTCTACACGGGCAGCCAACTCATAGAGCGCCTATGGGGCGAGTACATAACACTCTTGAACGAGGCCGAGGTCCCAGCTGGTCAACAGGGCGGCCTCACAAACCTCATAGGCGGGACCCTCCTGACCGGCACAAACGCGCCCCTGAGCCGGTACACCGTGCCTCTGCGCTTCTCGTGCATTGAGCGCGGCCTCCCGTGCATCCCCGGCCTCAAGTGCCGTGTGATCCTCAGGAGCCCCTCGTTCTTCAGCCCGTCCGGTGACATCTCCATCCCCCTGACTTTTCGGCTCCTGACCGAGTACGTGTTCCTGGGCCAGGCTGAGCGCGAGTTCATCAGCAAGCGTGGCCCGGTGGTCTACCTCTGTGAGAATGTCGAGCGGGCCCGCTTCCTCGCACCGGCCGGCACCTCCAACGTCAGGTGCGCGACCAACTTCCTCCACCCGGTCAAGGAGCTCTTTGTGACCATTCAGAACCAAGGGGCCAAGGGCTTTGACTACTGCCTCGACTCGTCGAACGTCTCGGGCCTCTCCAACCTCAACCAGCTCCAGTCCATGGCCATGTACTTTAACGAGGCCCAGCGCCTCGACCCAGTCATAGGGACGTACCTCTTCCTAGGCACGGCCCAGTTTATAGAGAACCATACCCGTGTGCCCAGCAGGCCCTTTTACATGTACTCGTTCTCACTGGACCCCGAGTCGCCCCGACCCTCTGGGGCCGTCAACTTTGGCCGGCTCAAACATCAGTACTTTGATTTATTTTTAGCGCCTCAGAATCCCTTGATTGCTCAGAACCGCGTGATCAGTATATGGGCCCGGTACTACCAGTTCCTCGAGGTCACGGGGTTCAAGACGGCTCGCGTGCTCTTTGACAACATGGATGAAACTGGCCAAAGTTCTTTTATTTATTAAGAGCAATGGAGCGGGCCGTCATGGACCTGTTCCTGCCCGTCTTGGAGTCGGCCGTCGTGATCGCAGGTCACTACGCCAAGGGGTGTGGACGCGACACCGTCCTCGCACAGGACATGTGCCTGGGCCTGATGTTCGCGGCTCGTAACGTCACGGGTAAACAGATTGGATCACTTTTTCCAGAAGTTTATGAGGACTCTGGAAGCGACTCCGAGTCGGAGGAGGACGAGGAGGAGGAAGAGCAGGAGGACCCCGAGTGGACCCGTTACGAAGGGGACGACGAGACGCTCATGAAGGTCAACGAGTGTGCCGACTCGTGGGACTCGTGGGAGCCCGAGTCGCCCGTGGAGCATGCGTTGAAGAACGCAGTTGAAAAGGCCAATGAATCATATGGAGGGGCCTGAGCCCTGGGACCCCCACGACTGCGCGCCGTGGGTGCCGATCAAGGACCCAGTTCCATTTTCAAAAACAGAATTTAAAATTTTTAA